TCAACCTGCAAGACGGCATTTATGTCCGTTGCGGCTGCTGGCTGTCAGATATAGCGGGGTTCCGGGAGAGAGTCAAAGAGAAGAATGCCGATGCGATGTACCTGGATTTATGCGATCTGGTCGAGAGGAAGTTTGACAGAAAAAACTGAAAAATACTGATGTATGAAAACGAGAATCGAGATTTACGAAATCGCTGATCCGAATCATATCGTATCTGACGGGGAATGGTCCCGAAAACTTTCGGCTGCCGACATACGCAATCATATCAATTATATGATGCGGCCTTTCGATCCCCGGAAATATTCTTCTCGCGTAGTATATATCAATCAAAAACAGTAAATATTATGGAACAACAAGCAACGGGATTGACGCTGTTCAACCGTCAAATTACCAGCGAACGCACCCAGAATTATCTGACGAGCGTCCTGGGAGCCAAGAAAGACAGCTTCGTAAGCAACCTCACGGCACTCGTCGCCAACAACAAGGCATTGCAGGAGTGCGAGCCTATGGGCGTGATGTTCGCCGCGATCAAGGCTACGGCCCTCGACCTGCCTCTCGATCCCAACCTGGGTTTCGCCTATGTCATCCCCTACAAAAACAACCGGGAGGGGCGCACCGACGCCCAGTTCCAGATCGGGGCGAAGGGATTTATCCAGCTGGCCATCCGCAGCGGGCAGTTCAAAACACTGAATGTTTCGGAGGTCAAGGAGGGCGAGATCGTGGATGAAAACCTCATCACGGGTGAAATCACGTTCAAAAAGGCCGAGAATCGGGACGCTCTCCGCACGATCGGATATGTGGGTTATTTCAAACTGACTAATGGCTTCGAGAAGATGCTTTATATGAGCTGCGAGAAGCTCGAAGCACACGCGAGCCGGTACAGCCAAACCTATGGATCAAAGAAGGACTACATCCGGGCCGGTAGTAAATGGACTACGGATTTCGATGCGATGGCGCGTAAGACCGTGCTGAAACAGTTACTGTCAAAATTCGCCCCGATGTCCGTAGAGATGCAGGACGCTGCGAAATTCGATCAGGGCGTGCTGGGCGAAAACAACTCGGTACGTTACATCGATAATGAGGAAACGGCGGCAATTCCCGAAAGCGTGGACAAAGCGACGCTTACGAGCCGCGAAGCGATCAGTGAAGCGTTTATCGGCGGTCAGATCACCGAACAGGAGGCCGACGACCTGATGCAGAAGATCGGGATTACGAAAAACGCGGTCGAGGATGCGACGGTCGAGGCCGAAGTTAATCTGTTCGACACCAAAAGCGCGAAGCGATGACCGATTCCCGCTATTTCGAACAAGGAACTCCGGAATGGTATGAAGCGCGTCTGCATCGATTCACTTCCTCCGAAGTGCATAAGCTGATTCCCGGAGCACGGGCACGGCCCGGAGAACTGACCAAGACGGCCGTCGCTTATGTGTTCGACAAGATCGCCGATCGCATCACGGCCGGGGGCTGTTTGGAATACCGGGAACTCAACACCAGAGAAATAGAATGGGGACGCGAGCACGAAGATACGGCACGGCTGGCCTATTCGACGATTATGAGCGTCGATGTCCAGACCTGCGGATTCTTCGTCTGCGAGGATTTGCCCTCTTTCGGCGGAAGTCCTGACGGGTTGGTCGGGGAAGACGGTTTCATCGAAATAAAATGCCCCTACAATTCGTCCGTACACGCCCGGTATCTGGCTATGGCTACCCCGGACGATCTGCGACGCGAGAAGCCCGAATATTACGCCCAGATACAAGGTAACTACCTTGCGACGGGACGACGATGGTGCGACTTCGTAAGCTATGATCCCCGGTGCGCCAACTCGCTGCTGGCCGTCAAGATTCTCCGCATCCCACGAGATGAAGAGTACATCGACCGTATTAGGGAGGCAGTGCTGGCAGCCGTGAAATACAAACAGGAGATAACGTCCAGAATGGCGCTCCTGGCACGGCAACAGCGGGCATCCACTCCCTAAATAATCTCCAAGTATGACGACAAGAAAGACATATCCCCCGTGGTCGGAAAAGGAATTGGAAACATTGAAAGAACTCTATCCCGATAACGACAACGAATATATAGGTCGCTTGTTGAATCGCACTCCGGGGAGCGTAAAGATACGCGCCGTATGGAATGGCTGCCGCAAATCCTATGAGTTTATACAACGCCGAAGAATGACGACGGATAACAAACCCCGCAAAATGGTCGGATGTATTCCGAACCCCTTGCCGGTTATTGAACGGTTATTGAAAAAACACGGTTACAAAAAATAAAAACAAGCATGACAATGGCTATAAAATATGTAATCAGAGATCGCAGACATAAAGAATGTGAAATATCAGTTAATAAACCTTATAATATGATCATGATCTCCCAAAAATTTGAACTTAATGACTGGAGAGAACATGTGTTTTTTTTAACGCCCGAAATGGCAAAAGACCTTGTCTATGTATTGCAGAATATGCTAAAAGAAGACAATGATCAACAACCAAAATTAACGCTATGGTATGGCCAGAATCAGAACCATAAAACCACAATTTTGGGATGATCTGAAGATCGGCCGCTTATCGCGCGATGCCAGGCTGCTTTACATCGGACTTTGGAATTTTGCCGATGATTTGGGCGTAGTAATAGCCGACCCCGTTTGGCTGAAGTCTAAAATATTCCCTTACGACAAAATACAACTCCAGCAATTCGAAGGCTGGTTGAAGATGCTCGAAGAAACCGGATTTATTAGTCTGCTTTCCGTTAAGTCGGAAAGATTCTATTATCTGCCAACCTTTTCCCGTCATCAAGTAATCAACAGACCTAATCTGGAGGATGTAAATATACGTAAAGAATTGTTAGACAGTGCATTAAATGAAATCACGGAACGATCAGTGAATAATCACGGAACGATCACTGAACGATCAGTGACTATAAAAGGAGAGGATAAGGAGTATATTACTACCAGTACTTCTACTGGCGTAGAAGATACTGGAGTATCTGTGAGAGATAATATTATTTCTTACCCGGTAGAAGACTATAACGCAGGCGCGTGCGAGGGGACCGAGAACCCCGAATCCGATCATCCTAAACGCAAATCCCGTAAGACGCTCCGCAAGGATGATGCAGGGATTGAAGAAGCTCGGATATTGACGTGGCGTGATGATTTTGAGATTTACAAAAACGAGTTACGCAAGGCCTATAAGACGCTCCTACAGGATGACGCTTGGATTTCGACGCAACAACGTTTCAACCCGAATCTCAACATTGCCCTCTCGCTCGAAAAGGCTTGCGTAAACTTCTGGGCAACGGAAGCCGGATGGCAGCATAAGCGAAAGCAGCACACAAAGACTATCAACTGGAGGCAAACGCTCACAAATTCGATCAACAGCCCGCAAAACAAAGTTTACAATGACAACGGAATTAGCAAAAAAACCGCCAACAACGGCGTTAGCGAAGATTTCAAGCGTGGAGTTCTTGAAACGCTACTCAGTGGCGGCAATACAGAGTAGCTGCCGCCGTATGCAGTCGGCCGTGGCTTGTGCCGAATCCCAAATGCCGGTGTTATCTGTATTGCGAGCGACATACGGCGAAAAATGGACGGCTGCATATCTGGTACTTTGGATCGTCAATGTACAGGAGTTTTTCAATATTTCAGCCAAGATGAACGACGCACAGGTAACGGAAACGGCCTACATGATTTTGGACGATTTCTGGGCGTTGAACCTTGCCGATGTAAACCTGGTATTTACCAATGCCAAACGAGGGCAATACGGACAACTGTACGGACGAATAGACGGATCGATCATATACGGTTGGTTTCAGACATATTTCGAGGATCGATGCAATGCCTGCGAGAACCGTACGATACGGCAAGCCGAGGCTATGGGCAGCGATCACCCGGTAACAGACGCCAAAGCTGCGGAGTTTATCAAATCGCTTATCAACAAAAAAGCGGAAAAGATTGCAAAATAGACGGAATCATCGAATTGAATTTAACGGACTAAAGAAAATGAAAAAATACACACAAGCGGATTTCAACGCCTTCGAGGTGATCGACGGAAACGGGGATAACCGATGATCTCTTATGACCCACGCATCACTATTCAGTGGAATCGGAGGGTTCGATCTGGCGGCCGAGTGGCATACGGGAAGCCGATAAATTTTGCAGGAATGAAAAAGATTTGTATGTTTGTAGCGTCCTATATTCAGAGCGGCAGAGTATTCTGCCTGTTTGTAGCGGGCATTTTTTATGCCCTGACGCTACATATACACGGTTTCGTACCCCCGTGTGGAGCGTTAATGCGCCCACTGCCGCTCTGGTGTAGGACAACGGGAAAGGCGGAACCGTTTTTCATTTCCGCCCGACAAACATTTTCGGTTATGTCCAACACCAGAGAAAAATGTTTGAATGGGAAAATTACACCCAGATCAAACCGTCCAGCTCACGACACGAGCGAATCCATCTATTCGAAGTTTCTCATTGAGAAACAAGCCAAAAATCAAGCCTACGGTTATATCCTCTCACAAGGACTGCTCCGGGACTACATTGCGTATTCCCGCGGTGAGTCGTGTTCCCTTGAATCGGTTGATGAAAGACTTGAAATGGTATTGAAAAATTTCTGAGTTATGGGAGCGCATAGAAATTCAATATACGACAAGGCATATGCCGAGATGTACGCAAAAGGGATGTCGCTGGCAGAAACAGCCAAGAGTATAGGCGTTACAAGACAATGCGTCTATAAGGCATTTAAAAAGCGAGGATTCAGACTACGAACTTCTATACCTTGCGGTTTCCAGATTTACGATGGTAAAAAATTCACCTTGCGGAGTAATGGCTACTATGCCCTCACTACCGACGACAGATGCTTGATGCATCGCTACATTTGGGAGAAAGAAATATGCGATATACCAGACGGCTGGGATGTCCATCACATAAACGGGGATAAATCCGATAATCGCAGGGATAATTTGGTTTGCTTCCCAAAAGCGGAACACACGCGAAGGCATCAAATCGAAAGAAAAAAATGATACACATAGATCTATTTTCGGGAATAGGAGGGTTTGCCCTCGCCGCGCATTGGGCAGGATGGAGGACGCTCGTTACTTGTGAGATAGATAGCTTTTGCCGGCAAATACTACAGTATCACTTTCCCAAAGCGTATCACCACGATGACATACACACCTTGACCTATGAAACAATTGACATTGAACTTTCAAAACGATATGGAACCCTCTGGAGGAATGAGGACATTGTCCTTACCGGAGGGTTCCCGTAGCCGTGCCAGCCGTTCAGCCTCGCAGGAAAGCGGCGAGGTACAGAAGACTACCGCTACCTGTGGCCCGCGATGCTCGACGTTATTCGGACTGTTCGACCGCGCTGGGTCGTGGGCGAGAACGTTTACGGAATCGTTAATTGGTCGGAAGGGATGGTCTTCGAACAGGTGTGCGCTGACCTGGAAGCGGCAGGATACGAGGTGCGGCCGTACATTATACCGGCTTGCGGTGTCGGCGCTCCCCACCGTCGGGACAGATGCTGGTTTGTTGCCCACCGTGCAGACGCAGGGTCTGAAACGATGCGTGAACGGTCGAACGGAGTTCATGCCGACAGTATTGCTTCCGACACCCCATGCCTCGGACGCATCACGCGGAGGTCAAAAAGTAACCGGACTATACAAAACGAGAAAATCGGGTCTAACATATATGTCCCTGTTGAACGATCTGGCAGTAAGCGGACTTTTACCGACCCCGACAGCGAACGATGCGAAGAATGTAACGCTTCCGGCCAGTCAGGGCATACGCAAGGGCGGACTATCCAAGAAGGTGATGCAAAGCGACGAATACCGGACTGGAACGGGTTCCCAACTCAACCCCCTGTATGTGGCGGAGATGATGGGTTTCCCGGTGAATTGGCTGGTATCGCCTTTCCTCTGTGGCGCCGGGAAGCCGTCAAAGCCTGCGGAAACGCCATAGTCCCGCAGGTGGCATTGCAGATTTTTGAAACGATAAACGAATACGAAAGGAAATGAAAAAACGCTTACTTACAAGTTTTCTTATTGGAACACTGACAATTGTTTTACGTGGTATTATATACGGGGCCCCCTATCGCTCGATTGTATGGGGCGTAATATTGGTTATTCTTACTATCTCCGTCATTGCAATTGGGATAGCGACAACCGGAATCTACGATTTGTTGAAGCAGGGGATGAATATCGACACACTGTATATCAATGGCGGAATCCGCTTTTTCGACAAAAGCAAGGCCGACAACCCCGAATTGTTGAAAGGAGGCGAGCAATGAAAGGCGAAGTGTTTGGAGTTGCGCTTTTTGGATCTCCGTACTTGTATCAAAGCGGCGATCCTTATTTCCATATGAAAATGAATGCGCTTGGATTACGACGAGGCTCCCCTTTGATTTGCGGGCTTCGGCATAAGGCGATATTGGCGAATAACTATGAATATTGGCTGTGCGACTATGACAAAGAGGATGATTTTTGTCGTAGATTCGGGATAACCCCTACTCATACAGTGGAAGATTTTGTGGAAACGATTAAGGCATTGAAAAAGGACTATGAAAAGTAGAAAGGCAAAAGAATTTATTGACGGATGCTTGAATCATCTTGTAATAGAGATGAGCGACCACGCCAAATGGCAACTTCGAACGGCAATGACTACTACAGCCGAACTCGCCGAGCAGGAAGCCGAGGAAAGAATGTGGAATAAAGCTATCGAAGCATTTTGCAAGGATTGTCCAATTTACTCAATACAAACAAGTAATGGGGGAAATTGCCCCGATTGTAGTGCATTAAACGCATTCAAACAAAGACTGAACGAGGAATGAAATTCACAACCCCTTGCTTTGTCCGCGTCGAGGATGCGGAGAGATGCTCTGTGCATTTTGACTAACCAAGAATATCTATGAACACGAAACTCAAATCAGACTACGAAAAAGCCTGCAACGCCTATTTGCAGGCTTTTTGCGAGAAACACGGCTATGATTATGAGGATGCTACGCGGAGCTGGGTCGGCGGCGATGTCGGCGGGATCACCGAATGCGCGGACTATATAGTTGGGATGGATGACATCATCACCGACATAGACCGGGACGCTCCGGAAGATGAGTTTGTAAAGTATTACGATTACTGTCTGCGGGTGGGGAGTATCGCCTGCGGCAAGATCAGTACTCCCAATTACCGCAGCTGGCTCTCGGGGTGTCCACGCATGAGTGAAGAACAGATCACCCGGCTGGAGGAGTTGCAGAGGGACATACGCAAGGCGGAAAGAGAGCTGGAAGAACAAATAAGGAAAGAGAAGTTTTAACCGGGAGAGGCAAAATCGCTCCCTTTTTTATTCATATGGCAGTAGATACATCTAAAAACGGTACAGTAGATCGTGCTAAACTTCTGGCAATAGAAAATAAATGTACGAGAATAATTCGAATTGCGGGGGTAACGTTTTATGTTGCTCCGGATAAGGATACACCAGAACACCGGAGGCACTTAATCCGCGTTTTGGAGAGTTGCGGTCGGCGATATACTCAAAAAGCAGGTAGCTATGAATCGGAGATTTGAGGTGAGAATCGACATTCCGAATAGTTGTGAATTGATTGGATGCAGATCGGACGGAAACATGGCAATTATTGTTTTCGAAGATTGCAGCGGCCCAGAGATCCGGCCAATCGGTTTTTGTCGGGAACATTCCGGAGAAGTACCGGACGCCTTCGAAGATGAATAAAAAAGAGGCAATTCCGAAGAATCACCCCTCACACCGATACAAATATAATGATTTATTCGGAATTTGCAAATGGGACGATATAGGAAAAACGAACGCAGAGGCGGGGCACGTGACGATTCCGAAATATACATCAGTTATTCACGGAATCGATTGCTCGAAATGATTATCTGCCGGGAAGCAAGGATGGGCGTGAGTTATCGCCATGATTTCGTCTGTCGATTCAAGGCACACAAATCCTTGCCGTTTTTATGGCGGAAATTCAAAAGGAATATTAGAGAACACATTGACGGATGGCAGCAGGAGCTGCCTTTATTTTGATGAATTTGCGGAAAGGGAGAGGATAATAACCGTGCAATTCGGAATATATGATGTAGAATTACATCCGTTCATCCTATTGCATAATTGCAATTAGACGATAAAAGTGTTCTTTTGATTCATTCTGTTAATGTCGTTTCAAGCATTGAACTCTATTGGGCGGGAGCCGGACGTGAAGCTACTTTATAACGTATCTTTCGGGGCACACGAAGGAAGTGCGCCTTTCGCACGTTGTCGGGACATTGACGAAGATATAAAAGCCGATCTTATCCAGCTATTATATCGATTCTATCAATTCGCAGATTACGGCTACATAAATAGGGTAGCAGCATTCGCTGATCTCCAACAATGACATCAGATATTTAGTTTGTTCGTCCATAACCGTCGCATTTACCTTTGCAACAAATAAATTGGTGAATATCTTTCCAAAGCATTGTATTTATCTGTCCTGTCAGATAGGCTACTTCTTCGCCTTGCATCGGCATTGCGGATGCTACGGCGATGTCGTCGCACAGGTGCCGCAGTTCATGCTCGAAAGAGTTCAGGAATTGTGCCTGGGATGACGCCAATCCTACGACTACGACAGACCTTCGCCGGGTCTTGTTGGAATAGGTGAATCCCGAATCCATATCGGCCTTTTCCAAATTTTCCCGTACTCGCTCCATAATTGGCCTGGGACACTCTATCTGTTCCAAAGAAAAAAGGATAGAGCGCGTGTGATAGCCATGTACGGCGAAGTAAAACCGCACATGCCAATCATAGTTCTCTATCCTCAGATCCCGCAGCTTCATGTCGTTGAATACACTTTTTGAATCCTCACATACGGTCTTTCGAGCCGCGTTCTGGATTTGATTCTGTTACAGGACATCTTCCCACGGAACATTTGTTCCCGACCCTATCAGATCGGCGAAATATCGTGTGAAGGGCAGCCCGGGATAGGCGTCTTCATCGTCGATGAAATCATTGACGAACAGGGCCAGGTGTTGTTCATCGGCAATGGATGATCCCCAGTAATCGGCCCGGGCCATATTCGCGACATATACACAGTCGTAGCCGTTGTCGTGCTTGAGCTCGATACCGTTCGTCTTGAGCAATTTGTCGATCTGCTCTTTGGTGATGGGTTCTATTTTCTTCCCGTCGCGGTCCTTCATGCGGCTGACGGCAAATTCACACATTTTCTTCGAAAAGGACCATCCGTTTTTTTCGAGGTATGCGCGAATATCTGCCGGCATGGAGTCCCTTGCGTCCAATCTTTCTCTGTCCATAGGTTTCGCTGTTAAAGAGAGGGGATTTCTCCCCTCTCCGGATTCGTTTTACCGGCGGAATCTGGAGTAGGGTCCGGTTCCCCGGACACCTCTTCGTTCGCCATATCCGTCGCTGCCGTATTCTCCGCCACGCTCACCGTAGCCGTCGGGCATGTAGCCTCCCGTGTGACGCTCCCCGTAGCCGTCGCGCATTTCGCGTTTGGCATCCTCGTAGCCACACTCGTAGGCTTCGCGCATCTTGCGTTCGATTTCTTCACGCTCGCCGTACCCGTCACCGCGGTACCGGCCTTCGATTTCCCACATTCTCATGATTTGCTTGTTTTAGCAGACATTTGCGATTTAAGAAAGGCGTCCAGCGATGACTTCATGGAGGCGAACTCCGTTTGCATCTGACGAAGTTGTCCCACCTCTGCCCGCAGCTCCTGGAGCTCCTTGTCGCGTTGCGCCTGACCCGCGTACGCGGGATTCACTTCGCGCATGATCTGATCGAAAACTTCCAGATTGGCCTTGTGTTTTTCGTAGGAATCCACAACGGACTGGCTCTGCTGCTTTGCCGCATTGATGGCGTCTATGAGCCGTTCGCGGGATGTCGTGACCGTGAGTCCGTCCTTTGTCACCATATCGGCATTTACCGGGACGACCCATTTCTGGTCCCCTACCGGGAAGCTGACGGAAGGCTGCGCCGGGGGAAAGTTCCCGGGAGCGGGGAAATAGGGCTGTGGCGCCTCTTCAAGCGTCGCCATGTAGTATTTGGGAGTTCCGCGCATATCGAGTACATATACCGGAGCGCCTTTGGTTAAATTCGCAAACATCTTCGGTTAATTGTTTTTTGAAAGCTCCGGAGGGGCGGTTTCCCCTCCTGAAGCCTTCGGTTTATTATTGGTTAAACGGCCCCTGTCATCAGTTGCAGGGTGTCGGTCTGTTTGTCGTAGAAGAGCTGGAATACACCCGTCCCCGGAATATCGGACACGGTGACATTGGCTCCGTTGTACGTGGTCACATTCTTGGTCACGCCGTTGGTTTCGAACAACACGGGAAGCGTGCCTGTCGTGCCTGCGGGTATTGCCTGCGACAGCTCGACCAGGACTATCCCCCTGTACCAGGAATTGGCAAAGGCGTGGTTTTGGAATGAGAACACGACATCGGCGGCATTGACCGTCACACCCGTAGTTTTGATGACCGGGATACCTCTGCGATTGACATACTGAAATGGGAATACTGCCATAGCATACCTCCTTTCCGTATTAACCCCAGAATCCGCCGTTGCCGCCGAGTCCGAACGCGGCACCGAAGCCCAGCCCGTATTGGGCGGCTACGCAGGCGGGCATCGCGTACACCTGCGG